ATGGATATCGTGCAGCAGACCGAGCAAGACCTTAGAGCCCGTCAGATCGCCCTGGAAGAAGAAAGCCTGACCCTGGGCATTGACCGCTATCAGAAGGAACGGCAGCGCCAGGAGGAGGCAGACAGCGGCCCCGGACGCCGCCTTATTCGCGACACCATCGCCCCCCTCTCCCAGGCCATCGATACCTTCGTGGCTGAGGCACGCAACGGCAAGCCCGGCAAGAAGCATACGGCCGTCCGTTGGGCCGAGAAGTTCCCCTCCTCCGAGCTGGCCTACCTGACCGCCCGCCACTGCCTGAATGCGGTCTCCAATGGGGAGACCAGAGTGCAGGCTGTTGCGGAAGCCATCGCCACTTCTATCGAAGACTCCATCAACTACTCTCGCTTCCGCGAGGTCTCACCGGGCCTGTATAAGCACCTCCAGACGGTCCTGAAGAAAAGCACCCCCCAGCGCCACTCCCGAAATGTGATGGCCGCGGCCATGCGGCGGACTGACTTGGACCAGTTCGCCTTCCCAGGCCACGACGGCATCCACTTCGGCATGAAGATGGTCGAACTGTTCATCGAAGCCACAGGGCTGGCCCAGCTCTACAACGACTCGTCCCACGGTAAGACAAGGGAACGCGTCCTTCTTCGTGGCACTGAACAAGTCCTCACCTGGCTGGATAAGGCTCACGATGCTGCTGCCCACTTCGCCCCTGTCCGACTGCCCATGCTGGTGCCCCCGGTCCCCTGGCGGGCCTCTAAGGGCGGCGGCTACCTGACCGATGCCGGCGGGCTGGTACCCATCGTCCGCACCCGGAACAAGGCGTACCTGCGCGAGCTGGACAATGCGGACATGCCGCTGGTCTATGAGGCCCTGAATGCGATCCAGGCGACCCCCTGGAAGATCAACACGGCCGTCCTGGAGGTCATGAAAGAAGCCTGGGAGGCCGGCGGCGGCATTGGTGACCTCCCTCACCGTGAGCTGGAGGCCCTTCCTGGCCTGCCGGTGGCGGCTGAACACATGGACGCCTGGAAGGAGGAGAACCCGGAGGCGTTCAAGGAGTGGAAGCGACGACGATACGAGGTCTACGAGCGGAACGCGCGGACGACATCCAAGCGCATCTCAGCCGCCAACAAGATCGCACTGGCCGCCCGGTTCGCCCCCGAGGCGGCCATTTACTTTCCCCACTCGCTGGACTTCAGAGGCCGGGTCTACCCCATCCCGGGCACCCTGAATCCCCAGGGGGACGACCAGACGAAGGCCCTGCTGGTCTTCGCCGAGGGTAAGCCGCTTGGCAAGGAGGGGGCCAGATGGCTCGCCATTCACCTAGCGAATGTCTTTGGGGTGGACAAGGTGCCCTTTGAGGACCGGGTGAGGTGGGTTCAGGACAACGAGGAGGCGATCCTCGACTCTGCCCTCGATCCACTGGATGGTCAGCGGTTCTGGACCAAGGCCGACTCCCCCTGGTGTGCCCTGGCCGCCTGCTTCGAGTGGGCGGGCTACAAGGCCATGGGCGAGGACTACGTTTCGCACATCCCCATTGCCCTGGATGGCTCCTGCAATGGCCTCCAGAACTTCTCCGCGATGCTGCGGGACTCTGTAGGTGGTGCGGCGACGAACTTGGTTCCCCAAGAGAAGCCGGCAGACATCTATACGCAGGTGAAGGAGGTCGCCGCAGAGCGGATCAGGAAGGAGGCCGAGGGTGGAAACCTGATGGCCTTGGTGTGGGACGGCCGGCTTACCAGAAGCATCGTCAAGCGTCCGGTTATGACCTTGCCCTACGGCGTGACCAAGGCAGGCATGCGCGATCAGATCGTGGACACCATGAAGAAGGAAGGTGAGGACTGCGCCTGGGACGCTGCACAGTACCTCGCGGATGTCCTGTGGGACTGCATCGGGCAGGCCCAAAGACGCGCTTCATGAGTACCAACGCCACCGCTACGGCGTCTGGCGGCAACGGAAGCTTCAGCTACTCGTGGCGGGTCACTGGCAGCAGTGGCGTCACGGGGGCAAGTGCGTCTGGCACCTCCAGCGTGGTCACCGTTTCCTGTACTGCAACGCTCAACATACGGGGCTACGTCGATGTCGCCTGCGACATCTCTGACGGCGTAAGCACGCAGACCGTAACCACCCGCTGCACCTTCAACTACTACAACACTGTCTGATAAGTGCACAACGACACCAAGCCCATTGCCTTTCCGCTCCTGTTCGGCGCAGCCATCGGCTTCGCCCAGGTGCTTGCGAAGGGCAAGCCTTTCGATTGGCGCCTCGCCATCGCTCGTTCCATCCTCAACGGCGCCCTAGGTGCCTCCGCGGGCTTCGCTCTCGTGGTGTTCCCTGCGATGCCTCTGCCGGCCCTAGTGGGCCTTGCATGCATCCTTAGCTCCCTGGGCACCTCCGCCCTGGAGCGGCTGTTCCAGCGCGTCCTGGGAGGTTCCAGTGGCGGCCAGTAAGGAGTCTCTGGAGGCGCTTCATACCGCCATCGCGAAAAAGCTCATCGAGAGCATCGACACGATTCCGCCCGGTGAAAAGGGGCTCGCTGCGCTTCTTAACGTCGCGCGCCAGTTCGTGAAGGACAACGGCATCGAGGCGTTACCTGCCGAGGGAAGCCCCCTGTCGCGACTTTCCAAGAGGCTTGAAGACTTCCCGTTTGATCCAGCCGAAGCCATCAATTGATGGCTTCTCCATCTTTGCCGGCAGCCCGAGAGAAGATGAATGACATTCTCTCAAGGTGTCCGGCAAGGCTGGCCATTATGCTTGTTGCGACCATTAGCCCCATCACGATGGCCGACACAAAGAGTGAAATAGTGGGAAGTCCAAGCCAAGCCGGCACATTGGTCGCGTCCATCCTCGATAGCGAGGTGAGCAAAAATGACAGAACCGCGGTAAGTAAACCGACCACAGTAAACCGACGATTCGCGATTTTCAGCTCCGCATCGACCCGCGCGCCGGCCTCCTTTAAGGCTTCCTTGTCGCACACCGCCAAGCTATCGATGATCCCTCGCTCGTAGCCCAACTGCTTGTCGATGCTGCTGACTAACGCCCTAAACGGACTGAAGATGCCTGGAGCGATTCGGTACAGGATGGTCAGCAGAGCGAAGCCGCAGCAAGCGAGCGAGGCATACAACATCCATACGCTGGCCGCGTATAGTCTTGGCCCGTCAACGGCAGGCCATATACGCACAACTACGGCGATTATTATCGTAGTTGCCATGAGTGCCAGGTACAGCCGTATTGCGGCGCGGCCCCAACTGGCGGCTCCCGATCCGTGGAGCCGATCCTGTTCTGCCAGTTTCTCGTACACATCAAGCACGCAAACCGCCGGTTTTGCGGCGACGACTTGTCCGTCCATTCCCTTCCCCATTTAAAAGATTGATCTTCGTTAAATGATCGAACGGGGCCACTCGTTCCTCGACTTCCGCAATTTCGTCTTCCACATCTGGAAGCACCTTAACCTCCCAACTCCTACTCCAGTCCAGTACGACATTGCTTCGTACTTGCAGTATGGACCACGCCGCCGAGTGATCGAGGCGTTCCGAGGTATCGGCAAGTCCTGGCTTACAGCAGCCTACGTGTGTTGGCTGCTATGGAAAGACCCTCAGCACAAGATTCTCGTCGTCTCGGCCTCCAAGGACCGCGCCGACGCCTTCTCGATCTTCGTCAAGCGCCTGATCGAGACGGTCCCCGAGCTGGCCCATCTGAAGCCCCGCGGCGACCAGCGGAACTCCAACCTCGCCTTTGATGTTGGACCTGCCCTCCCCGACCAGTCCCCTTCGGTGAAATCCGTGGGCATCACTGGTCAGCTCACGGGTTCCCGCGCGGATACCATCATCGCCGACGACGTGGAGGTGGTGAAGAACTCGGCCGCCGTGGCGCAGCGCGAGAAGCTCGCGGAACTCATCAAGGAGTTCGACGCGATCCTGAAGCCGCTGGCGTCGTCCGAGATCATCTACCTGGGAACCCCGCAGACCGAGGAATCGATCTACAACCTGCTGCCCGAGCGTGGCTACGAGATTCGCATCTGGCCGGCGCGGTACCCCAAGGACCGCAAGCACTATCTCCAGTACGCCGGCAGGCTCGCTCCGTTCATCGCCGAAGCCTTCGAGTCCGGCAAGGGTGCCGCCTGGAGCCCCGTGGAGCCCACCCGATTCCACGAAGAAGATCTTCTGAAGCGAGAGGCGTCCTATGGGCGCTCGGGCTTCATGCTGCAGTTCATGCTGGACACCACACTGTCCGACGCAGAGCGCTACCCGCTCAAGTTGTCTGACCTGGTGGTGATGGACGTGGACCGCGAGGCGGCCCCTATCCGCATCATGTGGTCCTCTGGTCCCGAGTACGTTCTCCAGGACATCCCGTCCGTGGGGTTCACTGGCGACCGCCTGCACCGTCCCATGTACGTCGCCAAGGACGTCGAGGAGTTCACAGGCGCCGTTATGTCGATCGACCCCTCGGGTCGTGGCGGGGACGAGACTGGCTATGCCGTGACCAAGCTGCTGCGCGGCATGGTGTTCCTGAGGAGAGCCGGGGGCCTCAGGGGTGGTTACGCGGACGAGACGCTGGAGCAGCTCGCGCACATCGCTCGGGCCGAGAAGGTGAAGACCATCCTGGTCGAATCGAACTTCGGCGACGGTATGTTCGTGAAGCTGCTGGAGCCGGTTCTGCGGCGCATCTATCCCTGCGCTATTGAGGAGGTTCGTAGCACGGGACAGAAGGAGCGTCGGATCATCGACACCCTGGAGCCGGTGATGAACCAGCACAGGTTGGTGGTGGATGCAGCGGTGCTCAGGGCGGACCAGAAAGACGATCCGCAGTACCAGCTATTCCACCAGCTCACGCGCATTACGCGGGATCGCGGTGCCTTACGCCATGACGACCGCTTGGACGCGTTGGCTCTGGCCGTGAAGTTCTGGACGGACTACCTCGACCGCGACGTAACCCTGGAGGAAGACCGCCGGGCCGAGGAGATGTTTGACGCCGAAATCAGGCGATTCGAGGAGTCAGTGTTCGGCTACACGCGTTCCCCTGATAACTTCTTCGATAATTTCTAATTGTCGTGCTGCCGCTCGCACGACGGGCACTCATCCGCAGGGTAGTCATTGATCGCTGACATCACCTGCTGAAGCACGTCCGACTCGGACGAAAACATGTCCTTGTGCATGCCAGCCTTGTATTCACGAAGCAGTTGTGCCCCAGTTTCGGACTTCCCGCCGCTGCCGGAGAACACCTCGTCGTGATCCTCGCACTTGCTCAGCTCTCCATTCCTCAAAGCCGTCGCCACAATAAGATCGTGTCGATCCATCTCTTTGGTTTTAGACATTTTTTTAGTTCCTCTTTTCTAGATTGTCGGGTGCACATACGAAGGTTGCACCCGGCGTCGGCCTAGGGGCTGAGCGCCTGTTTTTCAAGGGGTACACATCACCTACCAACTCACTCCGCGCCTCGAAGCTTTCCTCGTGGAAGCCGAAGGGGAGCGCTTGACCGCCTACAAGGACGTGGCGGGCATCTGGACCATCGGCGTCGGCCACACCGGCCCCGAGGTCACACCCGGGATGACCATCACCCGAGAAGAATCCCGCCGGCTCCTGGCCCAGGACGTCCAGTCCGCAGCTAAGGCAGTCGCCCTGGGAACCAACATCCCCTCCCCCAGCCCGCAGTTCGACGCGCTGGTCGCCCTGATCTTCAACATCGGGGCCGGGAGCTTCGCCACCTCCACCGTCCGTCGCTGCATCAACGAAGGCCGTATGGCCGACGTCCCCGCGGCCTGGCGCATGTGGAACAAGGTGACCATCAATGGCCGCAAGGTCGTCTCCCCGGGCCTCGTGAATCGCCGCGAGGCCGAGCTGCGACTGTGGAATGCCTATTCGTGACCCTCAGAGCCACGCCCAATAGGTCTCCTATGAGCCCTCACCGAGCAACGAGATTGGCGGCAACAGATAGGGCGGAGTGGAGGAGTTCTCTAAAGCGCACTGGGACCTCGCTAAATCCGTCCTGATTCAGCGCGTCCGGCGAAAGACCCAGCTTATTGCGCGAGGTGCGCAAGTGACTTCTTCGATCATCCGCGCACATGTCAAGGTTGCCCGCATGTGGAAAAGCTGCCGAAGAGGCACTTCGTCATAAGGCAGAAGCTTGTCGGCCACGGAAGTGGACCATAGTGATTTTTCCGCCGGCTCGAACTGTCCTAAATAGTCCCTTACAGGGGATTCATCGAAGCTGTTCAAGAATGGACGGTGAGCAAAAGCATTGCGAATCTTTCGCAAAATCTCTAGGTGGCGGTATGTCATAGGGCTGAGCCAGTTAAGCGCAGCAGCCATTTTTATTCTGGCGCTCGCCGTGCTTAAGGGGCCAAAGCTGTTAAAGAGACTATCCAATCCACCAGACACTCCCGGGTTCATATGCCCGCGCATAAGTGTCGCGAGCTTCTCGTCAATGTACGAAAACGCCACAATTGGTAAGGCCCTAGATGACTCTGCTGCTAGGCTCTCAAAGAACTTAGTCAATTCGTCCTCATACAGCGGCGAGTCACTAACTAGTTCTCGAAAGTAGTCGCGCATGGCGCGAAGTGCGACCTCAACATCTTCATCCGTGACACGTGGAGCATTGGTCATTGAATTATCCCCTACCGAATACCCAGGCAGGATAGCTCACCCACTTCGCTCTGGGAGCCCTTCAGTGAGGCAAGACGGCTGAGGAGGCTGTACGTGTGGGGAGGTTCGACCAGTTCACGGGAGGCCCTGTGGAGGTCGTGAGGGCGTCTGAAGTGGTCGCGGTGAGGCCTGCTAGGAAGACCACTCGCAAGAGGTGAGACCGAGGAAGTCTAGGGTGTGGGGATGGCTCATTGGTCATCCCCCGCTCGTCCTCAACCCTCAGCGGAACGCCGCTGCATCTGCAACGTGTGCGGACAGACGAACGGGATGTACCACCAACCGCCCATGCTGGAACTGCGGGCAGGGAAAGTTCATATCCACCGGCTTCTACCACGTCAGCGATTGCCCTAATTGCATGGGGAATGAAGGGCTGGTGTGTAATGTCTGTTGGGGCATGGGCTTCACTGCGATACCGACAGAAGACCAAGATGACATGGACAGGGCTTGCCTGTTCCATTGCATGTGCATAAACCCTAGTAAACGGTGGGAGGAGCTGATGAAGGAGGGTATGCAGAGATGGACTCAAGGGGACCGAGAGGAAACCTAGAGGGCTCCCTAGGGAGTACCTATAGAGTCTTCCTTCAGTCGCTTCGCTCCTATGCTCCGCGTTATATTAATCGGGCAACAGGAACAGGGACTTAGCATGAAGCTCAACATCATCGTCATCCTAGCTGCCACCGCCACCCTCGCCGGTTGCGTATCCATCACCCCTCGCGCACAGCGCATCCAGCTCCACCCCGCGAACTCCGTAGCGATCCAGTCGTGCCAGAAGATCGGCCCGGTCACTGCGCGCGCCACCGCGGCGAACCAGTGGACCTACGACGACGTGAACGAGCAGGCCAGGAATAACCTGCGGGACGCCGTAGCCGAGCAGTACGGCGACCGCGCGGACTCCGTTGTGCTGCTGAACATCGAAACGCACACCAACGGCTCAGTCGCGAGCGGTATTGCCTATAAATGCTTCTGAGCTAGTGTTGCGAACACAGCATAGTAAGTGAGACGATAGGGCCGGGAATGCCGGCCCCATCGCTCTGATAGCTATATTGTCGTGGCATGGCGGCCAGCCATTTTCCCTATCTCCTCGGTGATTCTGTACCCATCACCCTGGGTGCGCCTGCCAGCGCTTTGCCGGTACATGAATGCCCTTCTGTTGACGCAGGAGGGCATTCGTTTTTACTCCTCTTCCTCGGGCTCGTCGTCGGCGTCATCGCGACCTTTCAGCCCCCACCCAAACTTCCGGCTCGCTACAAATCGATCGTCCTTGCTCATAAGCGTGCTGAGTAGAGCCTGTTGGTTGCTACTGTTGAGCCGCAAGCCGACCGCGTTTAGACGCACGACCAGTTCGCTAGTTTTCTTCCGCCCATCAGCCAGCAAGATGGCGACGTGGGCTAGGATTCGATCGTTAATTGAATTTTCTGCTGCGGCCTTCGCATCGCTCGTCCTCCCAAACATCTCTAAGGCGTACTTCCATTTTTCGCGACGTTCTTCTTCGCTCAACCCCCCAGGGGCGAAATCAGGAGCAGGAGCAGGTGGAATTGAAGGAACATGTACAAACTGGGCCTTCGCTTTCTGCTGGAGCTGACCGTACCCGCCCAAGAACATGAGGAGGTTCTGCCGCTCCTCCTGCATACCCCGCATTTGCGCGTCCAGTTCGGCCAGCCGCTTCTTACACGCCTCGATGAAGTCGTTGATGGGCATGTTCGAGCTGTAGAAGCTGGGTTCCATGGGCAGCACGCTACGCCCGCGATGTTAGTTCGTCAACAAATATTTCGTTAAAATTTCATTCTTTCGTGTATGAATATCCACAGAAGACCTTGACGTAGCTTTGCCAATCAAATGTTTACTGCGAATTTCTGTCAAGGCATCTGATCCCTGGAAGATCGCGTGATCCCCCCGGTGCCCCGTCTACTTCCTGCGGCCTCGCGCGCGATCATTAGATGCGCGCGGATCGTCGCCGGCACCTAGCGCGGCACCTACTGTGCTAACTCATTGATCCACCGCCCTGCGCATTGCATGGCATATGCAGGGCGCCGCGCATGGCGCCCTCGTGACGCCCACCGGATGCCGCATAGCGGCCTGCCACGCTCTCATGTCCGCGTTCGCGTCTGTTCTCATCTGTCGTTTTCGCTGATGATCCTAAGGCCACCACAGGCATGGGGAGACCAAGATGAAAAAGTGCACGATCATCGGCGACATGACCGCCGACAGCGCGGCCGATCAGTATCCGACCGTGATCCTCTGTGACGACTGCGCCGAGGCTCGCGATACGGGCGACGAAGACAGCACCATCATGAGCATCGAGAGCATTGAGGCGGACGACGACGACGAGTGTCACGACTGCGGGGTTACTGCCGCCGAGGAGGCCGGCAACTAATCTCGACGCGGGGCCGCCATGTCATCCAATTAGAAATGCTTGACGATTGGAAATAATGTGATAGACTAGCTCCCAAGTCACGGCACGGACCGCCACTGACTGGCCCGCAGGACACCCTGCCGGCGCGGTGATGGATCACTAGGCAACCGCGAGCCGCCCCAAGGGCAAGCGCGGAGCCGCAAGGGAACCAAGGGACTAGCCAAGAGGCCCCCGAGGGAAACGAACGGCGAACGGTGGCATTGCCACCTGCCTACCGGGCACCGCCTCACGGACAGATGATTGACAATTGGAAACGATGTAGTAAGGTAGATGACACATCGGGGCGCTGCCCCAAGGGATGACCGAGATGGCTTCCCTAGCTAGTTCCTTCACAACTGAGGATGCCTGCTCTGCGGTGGCAAACGCACGGCAGGCGAGATATGGAAGCCAAGGCGGCTCTACGGAGCCGCTGCGGCAACCAAGGGGTTACTGCGCCCAATCGATCTCCAATTGGAAACAATGCAAGACAGTGATGCATGCAATGAGCCCCTGCGGGGCTTATCGCAAGCGCCATTGAGGGCTGAACGGTGAGCCGGCCGGAGCGCGGACGTGGAACGGAAACAGGGAGGAAGCGCTATGCGCATGACCAAGAGAAGACCAACGGCCGGCCCTTGGTGGCCGGTGCAACGAAACAGGAGAAGACGAATGGCTGGGATCGCGTTTGTGCTGGTTGCCTGCATTGCCCTGGGGATGCCCCTGGGGCTCGGCGTAGCCCGCCTGCTGCACGTAGGGGGCTGACCATGGCGCCGAGCAAGATGCTGAGGTTCAAGCGGCGCCTATGGGCTGTCGAAGTGCAGAACTGGCGGGCCAAGCCAGGCCATGAATGCCACCCGCTGTTCGCGACGTTTCGCGCCATGTGCTGTATCCGCCATTGGGTGCTAACGGACGTGCGGAATAAGACGCTCACCGCCTACGGCTGGGGATTCCGCGGGTGGAGCTTGGAGGCATGACGATGCATCGATACACCCTCGTCCGCCTTCAGGGCTCCACCGTGGCCCGCCTGGACTACATAGGGCCGCCCTCTGGTCTTCCTGAGGGCTGGGCCATCCACAAACGGAGCGCCGCGCTATGACCGTCGAGGTTATCCGCTGGAATCACAGGGGCGAGCTGTGCCGCGACACATTCCCGAACGGAAGCACTGCGACGATGGAGCCCAGGCCGAGCCCGTGGGGAGAGAACGCACTACACATACGGGACGAGCACGGCCGAACGGTCGGCATGGTCTGGGAAGATGAGTACGTCAGCTACAGGGTGCTACCATGATTCACATCGACCCGACCGCGCTGCGTAAGGAGCGCGCGGAAGTCGCTAAGACCAGAGCGGAGGCCATGAAATTGCGCGCCGAAACCCGAAAGATTCTCCGGGACGCCTATTGGGCACCCGTGGCGGCACTGAGCGCCGTCGTCGTGGCTGCCGTGGGCGGGATCACCGCTGTTGTCGTGGTCGCAATCAAGGTGATGCTGGCTCACTAAGCGCAATAGGAGATGCACAGCGCAGCCGCACCCACAACCAGACATAAGACAAAACCCGCCTTACGGCGGGTTTTTTGTTGTCGACTTAAACAGCGCGCTTCTTTAAGTGCCTACGAACGGCAACAACGCCCGCCATGATGACCCTGCTATGGTGCTGTTCGTCACTTCGGTAAATATCCGCGTCTGGCACAGCGGTGAGAGCCTCATCTGATGCCGCACCCAACGCTTGCTCAAGCGGTCGGGGATGCATGCTTCCCATTCATCTCGAATCTTGTCGGCGTATGACCCGATATTAATCGCACTGAAGTAAGAAGGATTGAAGACCAGATCGCGCGCAATATCTTCTTCTTTTCGGCCCACTTTAAGTTCCCCTCATTGGAGCAGTTAGCTTACCTCAGTCACCAAAGACCGATGGTTCAACGAGTGCCCCTTGATCCACCAGAGGACACCAGTGGGACCACCACACACCCTAGCCCGCCATCGAGCGGGCTTTTTGTTGCCCGCGAAAGGAACTCTGAGCATGCCTAGCATCTACGTCGCCAGCCTGAGCGACTACAACGCCGGCCACCTTCACGGCCGCCGAATCGACCTGGACGGCCTCGACGTCAACGACGTGTGGGCCGAGATCGCGGAGATGTTGAGGGAATCGAAGCACCCGAACGTCACGGTGGAATGCCCCGACTGCGATGAGGGCTGGGACGATCGTAGCGGGTGCGGCACCTGCAACGGCCGCGGCAAAGTCCCCAGCGCAGAAGAATGGGCCATCCACGACTACGACGACATGCCCTCCTTCGGCGAGAACCCGGACCTAGAAGACGTCATCAAGTACGCCGAGATGGTCGAGGAGCACGGCGACGCATGGCGAGCTTATGTGGAACACGTTGGCACTCACTACGCTACCGAGGACGACTTCAGCGAGCACTATGCCGGCGAAGCTTCCAGCGAGCGCGAGTGGGTGGAGACCTGGCTAGAGGACTCCGGGCTGCTGAGTGAAATCCCGGAGAACCTCCGCTACTACTTCGACTACGACGCGTACCTGCGGGACATGAAGCTCGGCGGAGATGTGTCCTTTGAGCGCATCGATGGCACCGTGTATGCCTTCTGGAACTGAGCAGACACCAAGCGTCTAGCCTTAACGGTTGAAATATTTGTTCTTTAGGGTGACGCCGTTGGAGTCGAAGATGTACGTCACGGCCATTCGCCCGCCGGGAACGGAGTATGGCGGGATATCACCACTATGGTCAGGAAACACCGTCACTTCAATGGCGCCCTCGCCATTACTCACCTGAAAGTGGAACCCCTCTACTTTCGGCATGTCGGCGCGGTAAATGGACGCCGCAGTGGTCAATGCGGAAAGCTGCTCTCGCGACAAACCACAGCTAGTCTTAGAGCAGTCCACGACCTCACCGACTGTTTTAATAGGCTGAGCTGTGATCTCTGGAAGCTTTTCTTGAGCTGCCAAATAGCCGCTGACGCAAATCGCAAAAGTACAAACTCCCCGATACAGATAAGTGTTCATATTCACACCCTTTAATGGTCCCCAAGCAGGTTGATCATTGTTGTTGAGGCGGCTTTGGCTCCTGTGGCGGAGGCTGGGGCGGCTGTGGAGGGGGGACGGGTGGAGTTTGTTGCTGCTGTTGCTGCTGTTGCTGTTGCACTACTTGTACAAGATTAAAAATCTTTCTCGTCTTAGCGTCATAAACCAAAAACTTCTGCCCAGGTGTCGCCAAATAACCGCGATAGACGCCGTTGACACCCCCAAGTGTGTCATACCGCTTGATGTCATCTGACGAAAACTGATCGCTATTTAGATTGTCTTTCGAGGGGTCGCCCGTCGCCGTAAATGTCCCGTCCGGATTCAACGTGGCGTAGTTTCCGTGCGTGTGATAGTCGCCTACGACAGGCCCCCCAGGCGGAGCAGTGACGCCACCATCTTCTTTCATCTGCACAGGCTCGGTTGCCACGAATTGCCCATCTACAATGGTGATCCAACCTTGATACTCATGGTTGGTGGCGATCGACTTGCCATTTATCCATTGCAACGTGTCATAAGCGGCCATCTCCGGAGTCTTGAATTTATCCCCAGGCTTATCGCCACGCTCGTCCACATAACGGGTCGGCGCATTATTAGCGTAAACAAACCTATTAATGAAAAACAACGCGCCGGTAGACACCGGATGGGGGTCAATTGAAACGAACCGTCCTACAGCCGGATCGTAATACCGCGCCTGCATGTAAACGAGGCCGGTATCAGGGTCATTAACATGACCGGCATAACCGGGACCGTTAGGTGAAGTACCTAGCGCTAAATCTCCATAAGGCCGATAGTCGAACGTCGCAGTAATATTCCCGCTAGCGTCGGCCTCGGCCACCGTAGTCCCCTGAGGATCGGTATACACATACGTTACGGTGTGCGTTTGCGCACTGAGCGTTGTGCACGCAAGCAGTAGAAGAATAAGGCAAAAGCCTTGAAATCCCTTCCCCATGGTTCCCCCTCCCAGGTAGAGGAGGCCATCATCGGGAAGATTTTATGAGCACGCAAGAGTGTCGCTGGAGCCGTTTTGACATCGTGGTGATTTCGTGGGGACTCTTTTGCAGCACCCACTGATTTCCGTTTTTTTCCTACGGCCTCCCTGGCGCTGGGGTGCGACGCTGCCACTGCCCCGCGAGTCCTGGCGGCGCGCACCTACCGCGCGCGACAGCCGATGACCGGGGCGCATATCGCCCTGAGGCTCAGGCCCCCGCCCCCCCAAAAAAAACACCCGCCACAGAAGCAGCGGGTGTCTTTGAACTAACGAGTGGGTTACTGCTGGAGACGGCAGACGCGCGGGCCAGAATCCACCTGAGTACAAACAAGGACAGCAGGGGTAGACGGGGGTGGCGTCTGGACGTTCCAGACGGTTACGCGCTGATAGAACCGGATCGCGTTGTTAATTCCATAGGCGGTACCGGAGAAGTTGTATTGCCGGATCGCATTGGTTCCGCCAGTTACTTCGTCGGCCGTGTCGGGAATGATGTTGCCATCAGAATCGCGCGATGACTTCGGCACGTACTCAAAGGCTTTCGTGTAGGGATTCCAGGAGAACTTGGCTTTACTTCCATCTTTAAATGTCACAACGACGTTCGCAGCGAGTTCCCTCACCCCCACTCGTATGTCGGCCGAGTTATCAGCCCCGAAGAGCATACGTAGGCTACCCACTGCCATCTGCGTGTTACCGGCAATGCGAGCCCACATGGCATCGCGAGTACCGTTGATTGCTTCGGCCACGCGTTCGCGGGGATTCCCGCTGTTGGCAACATCCCAGGCTGATATGGAGTCGAAATCGCTGTCAGTCGCAGCCGCTAGCTTCGGAGCGCTTGCATCGGCCGGCTTTACGGATAGTGCTGAAAACTGCGTTCCGCTGAGCGACTGGTAGTCAGTTACAACAAGACTTCCACCGTTCTTTCTATACAGCTCAAGAAGGGTATTGAAGTAGTTGCGTTCGGCATCCCCGACGGTGATTTCGTACCAAGTACGGTCTGCACGTCGCGCAAAGAAACGAATCGACGCCCTTTCGAAGTCCAGTACGTACTGAAGCGTGTAGTTGGGGTACTCCTCCCGCAGACGTTGCAGGATGGTAAGGGTGCTGCAGTTATTGCAAATCATCGAGTACGTGCTCGATGGCAAAGCACTCGCTTTCCCCGGGAACCCAACCGCCAACGTGACAAGTGCAAGACCCGCTAGTCCTAGAAATTTCACTCGAAGCTCCATGCTCGCTAAATCGACGCTGCCCGTTTTGCGCGGGCAAAACCCCTTGGGCGCTGAATCTTGCGCCCACCGTGAGTCTGCCATACAGCTTCGTGAAATCTTTGCATAAGCCCTCACCGGAGCCGCGGCGCGCACCTACCGCGCGGTCGATGACCGCGGCGCATGTCCACACTAGCCTGACTTGCTCTGACTACGGAGTTTTTGGAGCCTTAGGTGGGACAGATTGCTGTAAGCGCTGGACGTGTAGATCGTGCGCATAAACAGACTCAACAATGTGCTCGGTGATATCGAGCAATACGGGGATATCACCCGCATCCGGGATATAACCACGATGCATAGCAGCATGCCCGACGTCGAGTATGGAGCGTAAGCGCACCGCCTGTCGGCTGGATACGTGTCCAGCATCCTCGAATGCTTTTAGATTTCCGGCAAACGACCCGCGATCCCCGCACGTGGAGATCATAACGTTTTCAAGGATCGCACGTATGCCCATTGCAGCAAGCGCGGGCATTCCATTCTGAAGCGCCGCGTACACCTCTCCGAACAGGCGCCTCAGTACCTTTGTCTCCTCACCAGTAAGAAAACCCAAACTCAACATCCATTGAGGACGCTGACGGTTAATCGCTGGAGGCAGGTAACTAACTAGCGGGCGCTCATGCCAAGGAGCCGTGTTTGTTACACGTATCGTCACTCGCTCGCACCCGCAGCACCTCAACAGCTCATAAAGGTCTCTCTCCACAAAATAAACTTGCCCAGTGTCGTCATCTTTTTCTTCGTACACGTGGCTAGATTCGTGAACGAGAAAATGATTTCGTGCACCTAGGCATGAGTTGCAATGCGCGCTGACAATTCTTAGTTCGCCCATGTTTCCCCCATAGCTGCATAACAACTTTACCACCCCACAGGCCGCCCACGAGGCGGCTTTTTCATGCCCGCAGTTCCACCAAAGGAGACCCGCATGTCCCGTAAGTCCATCACCAGAACCCACACGAGCTTCTACTCCATCCAGTTCGAGCAGGAGGGCCGCCGTTGGTGCGAGTCCGTCCGAGCCGCTGCGTTGTACGACGCGGAACTGTGGGCCAACGGACAGGCCCGCCGACGAGGCCTGCGAGTCGTCGTCACGCTACCCCTGAACCCGGAGGTCTAACCATGGAGATCACTCTCGCCACCCTCCCCCAAGCGACACCCCAACAAGTCTTCAACCACGTCGCGCGTCACCTGCTGGCTCAGGCGAGCCCATCCATCGACGGTAGTGTCTGTGCGTACCTCACCCGCGACGGAAAGCGTTGTGCGGCGGGCTGTCTCATCGGACAAGACGAATACCAAGCAAGCTTTGAAGGCCGCACATGGTGGAGCTTGGCCCGCGACGGTCGAGTACCGGCTGCCCATATGGAACTGGTTGAAGCACTTCAGGACGCCCACGACACGGCCGCGATGACCCTGCCCCTTTCAGACTTCCTGGACCGGGTAACGGAAAAGCTCGAACACGTCGCGCGGGTGCGAGACCTCTCCCCTGCGGTGCTCGATGAAGCTGCTCGCGAGAACTTGCGGAAGTGCGAGGTCCGCGGATCGGACGGCACCATGCCGCCTCTCCAACTCCAGGCGGCCGCGGAATGACCGGCCGGGCGCTTTGGTACTTCGTGACCTTGGGGGGCCTCTGTGCCCTCCTGGGTTTCCTGGCAACCCTCACCAAGGAGCCGGGCTTCCTGACTGCGCTCTTGGCTGCCTATTTGGTATTCGCGGTGTCGTTTCTTGTCAGTGGTTGTAGAAGGAGTGGAAAGGCTGTGTCGGGATCACCCGGCAGGCGAGGAGGCGAAGTGTGAGCCCCTCCTCGCTTTGGGTGCGGCTGAATGACGCATTGGATGCGCACCCGGACATAACTGAAACCGAAGCAATCGCAAGAGCTTATAGGGGCGTACTGCCGTCAGTCGTCGATTAGTAACGCGTCCCCACGAATTGAGTTCTAGCGAGGTCGGCCGAAGTATTCATACCTTTAGATCGTTTCCTGTTGGAGCTAACGTGTTGCCCGTTCGCCCCCCCTAGCGTGTCCTTCCATGTGATTGAATCTTATAGGAGAGGTGAATTCTGGATTGATGATTCTCAACCGTACACACTTCGCATTGCTTGCGGATTGTGGATGGTCTACATTCAATGGGGACTACCTCCAATCAGGATTCCCGATGAGCACCCTCACACCAGCGGAGGCGGCCAAGCTCGCCTTCTCGCTGATCCAGAAGATTCGCCAGACGTTCCCCGATCAGAAGCAGCTCACGCTCTCGAGTGCGGCAACGTTGATGGCAGTCCTCGCCAATCCAGGCATCAAGCAGGCTGACCTCGAACAAGCCGTTGGAGGCGTCAAAACGGGAGCCCTTTCCAAGCAGTTGGACCTGTTCTCCGCAAGGCACGACAAGTCCACGGAAGCAAAGAAGCTCATCGTCAAAGAGCGCAACAGCGAGAACTTGAAACTCAACGACATCATCGTCACGGAGGAAGGTCAGCGATTCGCTATCGACTTCGCCCATTTCGTGAATAAGCAACTAGACCGCTTGCAGCGCTGAGAGCGCTCGCGATTGACCAACCAACCCGCCCTTGTGGCGGGTTTTTTGTTTTTGGAGGAAAGCAAATGCCGCTGGAGTTAAGGGGCAAGGTGAAGCCCGGTCAGCCGGACAGGCGTTACTACATGATTCGTGTTCAGGAGGCAGGCCGCCGCGTGGTCATTTCTTCTGGCACCCGCGACAAGAATCTAGCCCTAAAGAAGGAGCAGGCAATCGTCGAGGCATTGCGCGCTGACCACACGACGTCAAAGGCCAACCTCGTCGCACTGGTGCGCGGCACGGGTCATGTCCGACACAAGGCCGCTGTTCGCCTAGACGCACCGCTGACGCTTGCGGAGGCCATTCGGCTTTGCTTTGCGGACCGGGAGATTTGGGGCCTCATTAAAAGCAAATCTTCTTACAAGTCGAACCTCAAGCGTCTTACGGATTACTTCGGCGAGAACACCCCGGTTGCCGGCATCAGCTCCAAGGGGCTGAAGGATTTCACCAATGCGCTTTTCGAGGATGGCCTCACGACAGGAGCAGTCAACCGCATCCTTGGAGTCATAGCGCGCCTCCTGAAAGCCAGTGTGGGCTTTGATAATGGCCCTACGGTGGTGCCCAAGGTAAAGCTACCCGGCGGTGCTAAGGCTCGAACCTTCGTACTCTCGTACGAGGACGAGGCCCGCATTTTTGAAGCGGCCAGGAAAGTCGCGCAGAGCAAGCGGGGACAAGCGCAGACCTTTTTGAGGTGCTGGTCGAATCAGGTATGCGCCTTGGCGAAGCCCTACAGCTCAGGTGGCCCGACATCATGTTTCCGACCGGGAGTGACGATGCTGGTGAGATTCGCCTATGGCGCGCCGATTCCCTTAAGACCAAGGCGAGCGTCCGAACGATTCCCATGACCAAAGCTTGCGAGGCGGCACTACGGCGTCGCCAGGGCACCCCCAACGGCCCGTTCTACGGCCTAGCCGCGTTCCAGGCGCAAGCTGTTTGGAAGAAGGCGCGCGCGGCTGTAGGGATTGCTGATCCTGACTGTGTGATCCACAGCCTCCGCCACACCTCTGCAACGCGCCTTTTGGAAGCAACGGGTGACCTGAAGCTCGTGCAGGAGTGGCTGGGCCACTCCGATATCGCCACGACGGCACGAAACTACGCGAAGGTGCTGACTCCCAGGAAGGCTGCTGCCGCCAACGCGCTTACCCTTAAACGCGGCCTTCAAATTTCCAATCGTGAACCGTTGCGGGACAGCAACGGTTCGTTGCAGGAAAATGAAAGACGTCACCCACAGGTAATTAGTTGA